GGTTACCGGTAGGGATCCGGCGCCGCAGCGTCGAGTCAAGCGACTTTTGCCCCTGGCCCATGCGCCGCAGAATGCCCGACGCCTCAAGCGGGACGTAGATGTCAGACTCATCCGCCGTCCACTTAGCAGGCCACGTCGACACTTCGCCGACGAACCTGTCTTCCCGGTTCCGAACCTCAGCGCCACCGACCCGCGACCACGCCCGACCGGCGCTGTCCGTGAAAGCCGTAGAACCGGCTGTAAGGCCCGTGAAGTCTGGCGAGGCAACCAGGGTCCCATTGATGCCTGAACGGACCTCATAGCGGTAGCCACGCCCCACCATGGGCACGCGCACGGGGCTGGACGCTAGGTCAGTGCCACCGATCCTCAGCGGGGCAGTGCTCACGTAGGTAGGCAGCGCCCCCGTCATCCAATACTCAGCGCCTAGCGGCACCCACGGACCGGCGATCGAGTCAGCCGTATAGAACTGGAAATAGCGCTTGCCTACCGTGGCGTCGAGCCGCATCGTCAGACGCACCGCCGCGCGATCCTTAAGGACCGGTAGGTAGCGCTGGAAATACCAATGCGTGTTCAGCGTGCCGTCAATGGTCTGACTGAAGATGATCAGGCCCGAGCTAATGCGAAGCTGCCACGAGCGCTGATCTCCCGCGCGATCCCACTTGGAAATGATCGTCTGATTGACGGGGCCGTACCAGTTGGCAGCGACCTCCGCCCGAATATCAATGTCCCCCGTGATGTCCAGCGCCGCAGTGTCCGGCGTGCTGAATTCGTCACCGGCGACACCCTCAAGGTTGAGGTAAGTCTCATTGCCCGGGACCGAAACCCGGATAGGGGTGTTACGGCCAATCTGCCCATACAGCGGCGACATGGCATTGCGGGGCGAATACGTCCCCGACTTGTTGTTGAGAGTCAGCGACAGGTGGGCGGGATCCGTGGCCGATCCCTGGTCACGTCGACCGCGCGAAATCTGCTTAGCGTCACGCACATAGACGTCACCGCTAATGTCCGACCACGCGCCGTTAAGCCTTAGCTCAGTACGAATGTCCAGCGGAAAGGCCACGGGCCCCACCCTCTCTGTTTAACCGAATGCAGTTTGGACGTTTCCACGCCCCTGCGTCTTTACGATGCGACGGATTAGCCGCTTCATATCCTCATCCGAGCCGGTCACGTCGACCACCATGCGCTGATCCATGCGCGTAGCCGACTGGAATACACCACTCGGGTTGACGTTCATGGCCATGCCGGGGATATCGCTGGTAAGCCCCTGTAGCTGCGAGCGCAGGCCAGGGGTTGCCCGGTCGATACCCTTCATGAATCCGTCAATAACCATCTGACCGTTAGGCGTAAGGATCTTCTTATCCAGAGACTCCGGACCCTTCCAACTGGTCAGCTTGGACGTGATGTCACCAAGGGTCGACTTCACGTTTCCAATCATCGACGTGATACCGCGAATGAAACCGCGTAGCAGTTCCTTACCGGCATTCAGCAGCGTGGATCCGATACCCGATACCGCGTCACGTGCACGCTGCGGAATCTGCTTGACCTTAGCCACCAGGTCACTAATGCCATGCTGAATGGCAATCAGCATCTTTAGCGACGCCGCCTGCATTGCATCCCACAGCATCCCGGCCAGTGGCCCGATTGCCTGAATGATCTTCCCGGGGAATTCGGTGAACATACTCACCAGGAAGTCAAGGGCGCCGCTTAGAGCCTGCTTGGCGTACTCGAAAGCCTGCGAGAAATCGCCACGCAGTAGCGCAGCAACCATCTTCATTGCGGGAACGATGACCGTAGTCAGGAACATCGCAAGCTGATTCGCCAGGATTCCGGCTAGCTGCCCGACGAGAGCAATGATCGGCGTGAGGATCGGCACAAGTGCCTTTACGATCTCGCCGAATGCACCGAACACCGGGATTAGCGCGGCCAGGATCGGCATAAGCGCGGGCAGTAGCGCCACAACTAGCTGCATGATCGGCGGAACAAGCGGCATTACCGCCTGCACCAGGGCCAGGAACGCGGTCACCAGGCCGTCAAGTACGGGACCTAGCGCTGTGATGATCGGCCCGAGCGCCTGACCCAGCATTTCGATGACCGGAGACAGCCCGTCAAGGAGCTTGGCCAGGATCGGCCCGGCAACCTTGAGCATCTGCCCCATAAGCTGACCCAGTACCGGCAGGATCGTCTTTACCACGCCGCCCAGAGCGTCAAAGACTCCCCCGGCCTCGGCCATTCCGCTGGAAAGGCCCTGAATGAAACCGCCCAGACCCGCACCTAGGTCGCCGAGTAGGCCACCAATCGACTCAATTAGGGGCTGCATGGACTTCATCGCAGGCACAACGCCGGATAGCAGGCCCTTAGCGAACTCGCCGAACCCGGCAACCAGCGGCTGAATCATAGGACCGACGGTCTTAAAGATCTCGCCTAGCTGTGGGGCCAGCGAATCAAAGATGCCCGTCAGTTGCTTTGCAGCATCCTTGAGCGGGGCAACGATCGGCTTAGCGAGATCCTGCATAGTCGACGTCACGTGATCCTTTAGGCCCGTGAACGCGTCTTGCACACCCTTGTTCTGCGCTGCAATCTTCACGCCGATACCGGCGAACGCCAGACCCACACCCGCGAGCGCGCCAGCAGCACCGACAGCGCCCGCCGACATGACACCAAGAGCCTTAGCCCCAGTGGTGCCCACCATCGCCATTGACTTACCGGCGTTCCGGGCGCCCGTGGCCACACCGTTCTGAATAGACGCGCCCATTCGTTGGGCTGTTTGCGCCGCTCGCCGAGCCCCAGCAGCTAGCGCCGAAGTGTCGATACCGAGCCGCACTGTCATTGTTGCCAGTGTGGCCATGGACACCCCCTCTCTTACTCCTTGTTGGCTACGCTGCCTCCCAGCGCAGCATTTGCCTGCATGACGTCTTCCCAGATTTCGCGCACGGACTTCTTACGCTTGAACCATGTAGGGATGAAATCACCCGGCTTGAGCTTGTTTTTCGCACCCTGGGAATTCGCCACCGTTGCAGCGACAATGCCCGCGCTGATATCCCCGCGCAGACGCGTATCAAGGGGTCCCGTTAGTTTCTCGTACGCCATCCACTCAGTGAGTTCACGGGACGACGTACGAGCCAGCAAATCGCGCACGGGCATACCGAGGAACCCGGCCAGACGGAAGTAAAACTGCCGCTCCGGCCGGGCACTCAGTTTCCCGTCAGTTCCTCGACGTCTCCGGCCGAAAGACCGGATAGCCGAGTAGCAACATCAGCGACACGGGACAGCGCATCGGCCGACTTCTCGCCTAGGCGCCTCACCTCCGCATCGCTGCGAAAGAGCCGCTTACCCGCTCCGTCGACCATGCAGAGCGCCGCTAGTCGAGCACGGTAGTTGTCAAGCGCCTTATCCTTGGACACGCCATCCATGCCGTCATTCAGCATGGACGACTCGAACTTGTCGCGGGATGCGCCGGACATTCCCTGCACCCGGACAACGCCACCCCACTCGGGAACCTCAACATCCTCGCCACGGAGGTCATCGGCGCCGAGAATCTGATCAGCGGAAAGGTAAGCCATGGTTAGACTCCTGCGGTAATGGTCGGCTTACCCGACATCTTGAGAGTTAGCGAAGCGGAGAGCTTGTCGTCCACCGGCGATTCCTGCGAGAACCCGGTGAGTAGGGCGGCGAACTGCCACGAGCCCAGGGTGCCGGGGAACACCATTCGGTAGTTGCGGGGCGCCGGGTCGTCAAAGTCCGAAATCAGCGGGTCGTGGAGCCGGGGGTCATAGTTGACGTCCACGGAAACCTCTCCGCCGTCCTTTAGACCACCAATGAACTCGCGCCAGCCGTTCGGGGAATCGTGCGCAGTGACGTCGTACGCCTCGCGCTCAATCTCCGGACCCTTGACGCTGGTCACGTTCGCGAGAGTCGTGAAAGTCTCGGTAGGCGTGAGCCCGTCACCGCGCTTTAGGGCGATACCGAACGCATCTAGTCCAGCCATGCGGACACCTTCCTATCTTGGATCGCACCTACTGAAATGAGTAGGTGTCAGTTTGTCTTGGTGAGCCACACCCGGTACTGAGCATTGACATGCCGGATGCGCGGATCGGGATCCTTCACGAACTGGTGTTGTTCGTGCTTGATTGACACGTCTTTGGAACCGGCCACGGTCAGCGGCACACGGTCAAGGGCGGCGTCTACCGCAGCGAAGATGTCCGCCGCTTGAGCGTTGCCCGGATAGTCGGACCACACGTGAACGACGATCAGCGTGTCTAGTCCCTGACCGTCGTGCGCATCGTCGGCAGTCTCCGTGATAGAGCCCAGCGACACATACGGCAGGCTCACACCCTCAGGCACTTCGTCATAGACGCCAGTCACCAGGGCGGACAGCGGGGCGGATCCCTTTAGCTTGCCGATCACCGCTGTCTGTAGGGGTCGTACAGCCGTAGCCATCACTCACCCCCAAGATGTCGGCGCAACTCAGCGCGATACTTCGGCACAACAGCCCCACGGGCCGCCTCAAACGCCGGTACTAGGTACGGCTCTTCACGGATGGAAGACGTTCCCTTTTCGATGTATTCGGCGTACTCAAGTTCATCGGGGTTGTACACGCCGACGTAGGCCACGCCCTGTTGCTCGTATACGCGCTTATCGAGCGCGTCATGTAGGTTGCCGGTTCGCTGGGGAACACGCCTCTTGGCGCCGTCCTGTACATCCTCGGCCCAGTCCCGCAGGATCTCAGCGCGCGACTCCTTCATATTGCCGGGCAGTGCGAGGATGCGGGCAATTGCGTGCCCCGTCCCCGTTACCCGTGCATTCACACCGCCCCGCGCCATTAGGCCGCCTGTAGCACACCCACGGTGACCGAAGTAACCGCGCTGTACGTGATATCGGCGCGACCGGTCGACGGGTTGCGATAGACGCTGTCCAGCGGAATAAGGCCACTACCTGCGGCCGGGATAACTAGCGCAGTGTCGGCGATAGCCAGACCCTTGTAGTTGCCCGGCGTAACGACAGTGACAGTGATCGAAGCACCGCCACCGTTGCGGACTTCTAGGAAAAGGCCGGTGCCAATCGGGGCCTGATCACCACCCGCAGACGCGGAAACATAGGAAGGGGCGAGCCCACTAACGGGAACGGGCTGAACGGCGATTAGTGCCATGTGAGTAGTCCTTAGTGCTCGATTTGGTGCGCGTAGCAATCAGCGCGGAGATAGGTTCCGGGCATTGACGGCTCGAACACAGCGAGCACGTCGAATGTACGGCCAGGCACACGTAGCTCATCACCACGCCGAATATCAGCGGTAGTGTCCAGATAAACCACATGCGTAAGTCTCGATTCGGATTGATCAGCGGCAACACGCTCGGTGGCCGTGGGTTGCGAGTAGCGGGCGCGAACCGTCGAGATCTTCGCCCACTGCTCGCTGAATCCGCCCATGCCGTCATCCACGCGCGTGAACCGCCAGACATCCGCCGACGCATTCAGCATGCGATTGATGCGGCTCACCGCAGCTTCACCATCCCGGCGCCATTGCCGAACCGTGCCGCTAGCTTGTTGGCCTGGTAGGTGGTCAGCGACATGACGCCAGACTCAGTGTCCGCGTAGGTAACCGAGTAGTCGCCGATACGCTCGCTCGACACCTGACGCGGGGCAGGATCGCCACCCCTGAACGCCAAGAGTGCCTGCGCTGCCATCCGGCACACCAGGTCGACGATGTCAGCGGGAACCGGGTCAAGGCCGTGGGTCATCGTCAGCGTCACCGCGCTGGGCTCGCATAGGCCCGTCCAGCCCTGAGAGCGCCACAGAGCGCCGTTCGTGAGCCGGTAGTCCGTGACTGCCACCCCGTCGATTTCAACGTCTGAGACGGCCGTTACGGGCTGTCCTGGTAGGAACAAGCGGGTAGCGGCCACACCTTCCAGCGCCACAGTGCTGATCACTTCGCTGATGGGGCAACCGGCGGCATCACGGACGATGGTGGATGCGACCTCAAGATAGGTGTTGACGACAGTCGTTTCTGACGGGTCTACGGTCACACCGCGCGCTGTCAGGTCAGCGATAGTCGCCAGCGGGGCAATAGCCATCGTCCGGCCCCCTTACTTGGTGGTGGAGCGGGCGGCACGTCTAGCCGGGGGCGCCTTAGGTTCCGGCGCGTACGCGTACCCACGCTGTCCGTCGCCGACAAGACACGCGGCTACGTCATCCGGAATCTCGTTGGGTAGTCCGTTGGGACCAATGACAACTGCCAACGGTCAACCTCCTAGGTTCAATTGAGCCAGGGGCCGCCCGGTACCGAAGTACCGAGCGACCCACACAGCGAGCGATTAGATAGACGTCCAGCTGACGACGGCAGTCGGGCGAACAACCTTCGCGCCGTAGACGTGGAGACCACGCAGACGGTCAGCGAACTTGTCCGTAGCGCGCATGGCCTCAGTCTTCTCGATCTGAGAGACGTAGGCGACGGCCGGACGGTAGAACCCGAGCACCTGAGGCTTAGCGGTAACCGGCAGGTTTTCGGACGTGAAGATGTCGAACCCGAGCAGACGGCCTAGGGAAGCCTCGCGTAGACCCTGAGTGTCGCCGGACACGTCAACGTTGGTCAGCTTGGACGCAGCGCTAAGTAGCAGCGCCTCGAACTCAGCGTTGACGACTAGGACCCGGTTCGCACCCGGAACCTTGTTCTTCTGCATGGTCTTGCGAACCGAGCGAATCAGGTCAAACGCAGCGTTGCCATCGGCCAGAGTCGAGGCAGTCAGCGCGGTACCGGCACCGGTTAGCGCCGTCGAAAGGATGAACTTGTCTGCATCCTCGGCGAGACCCTCACCAGCGGAACGGGTGTAAGCGTCCATCGAGCCAGCGGCCTGCGCCCGGTCGATGTCGTCCACGTAGAAGTCAAAGGACTTCTCCTGATCAATGAGCAGGTCCTGAGACGTGGTCGAGACAGCGGACGCCGCCGTGACGCGGGACGCCGCCTTATAGTCCGTGATGCTGATAGCGGTAGCGGTGTTGATCTTGACCGTGTTGCCAGCCGTCGCATTGCCCTCGTACTCACGGTTAGTGAGGGAGGCAGCAACAGCCTGCTGACGGAAATCGGTTAGTAGGGACGCATTCCAGATAGCAGGAATGAAAGAAGTAACGGCCACGTGGGCACTCCGTTTCTAATGTTGAGCACGCCGGTCACGGTTGGCCAGCGCGAAGGGATTGGCTACTTGCCAGAAAGGAGGTTCTTTAGACGCCCCTCGCGCTTCGCCTTAACGATCGCTTCGGGGCTCATCTTGTTGAGATCCTCGTGGGTTAGCTGAGTGGGGCCAGATGCCTTGCGCGCCGCGCCACCATCACCGGTGCCCTGAAACCTCTTAGCCGTTGCGGCCGCTAGGTGGGGCTTTCGGGTTAGAACTTCCTGGATCGCATCAGCGATCTCGTCAGCGTCAACGTCGCCGTTTTCGTCAACCTCAAAGGCAGTGAGATCCAGGTTTAGAAGAGCGTCGGAAACGTCAGCAAACTTGCCAGTGGCAGCAGCCTTGATCTCCGAACGCAGAATGCGGGCATTGGCCTTAACCGTTGCCTCGCGTGCAGCCTGAGACTTGAGCGCCTCAAGGTCGGGGGTTTCGTCAGCGGCAGGCTTCGCAGACTCAGCTAGCTTGCGCTCAAGCTCTCGCCGCTGGTCTCGCTCCGTCTTCCACTTAGCCTTCATCGAATCAAGAGCACGCTTACCGGCATCCCCAAGAGCGTCGGCGCCCTCCGGAGTGGCGTCGGTGTCAGGGGTGTCGGTCGTCGTGGTCTTGTCAACCGTGGCCGTGTCGTCAGCGTGGCTGTCGTCCGTGGTCACGTCGTTGTTTTCGGGCATGCTAAAGCGCCTCCATTGCGAGGGTTAGTTGTCCGGGCCTTGCGCCTCAGACGATGTAGCCGTGCTTTTTCAACAACCTGATCTGTAGGTCATGGTCGTTCTCGGCTAGCTTCATGATTTCCTCGGGCATAAGCCGAGGCGTGCGGGAAATCTCGTAACGCTTCCCGGGTACCTTTTCGAAATCCCGTAGGCGCCTGCCAGCGATACCGCGTCGAGTCGTACCCTCGGTCGTGGCCTGAACCTTGTGACCGTACGCCGTAGCCGTGCCCATCCCCCGGCGCGCGTTGACCACCTGGCCTATGTCGGCGCCATTGGCGATTGCTTCCGCCCCAGCTTCGCCGAACGTCGAGATCCGCTCCGCCGTCGACATCTCAGCGAACATCGCCTCAGG